CCTCACCGTACTAATTACGGATATTTGTACCAACTCTACGCCCAGAAAATGTTTCATAAAAACTGGGGGTAGACCTGTGTACAGTGAGACGGTCTGACTCTTAAAGGTGTGACCTAATCTAGCGGAAACTAATCCACTAGTTCAATCACAAACTAATAAGAGCAGTTTCCGCTCATGATAAGACTTCCTTACCACACGTGACGGCCACCATCACGATTACCTATATGAACACCATCGAACATATAGTTATTTACTCATAATTACAATATAGAATTATTAAGAGGGACCTTAGGGAATGAGTTTCTAAAAACCCAAGGTTTCTTGTCACTGCCTACTTCACTACTCACGAGCTCTCAGTCACGGAGTAGTTGTAGACAATAGGCGCACCGGACCAAAAGAACAACGAAAAGTCCTCTCCGGTGGCGACGTATTCGTCAAAAATGGTTGACTGCGATGTAATATTCGCACCCGTACCAGTTTGATATGACGTGACGCCATGCTGATAATTATTGCCAGGCAAATCATTGGCTGTGATAATCCTCGTAGAACGGAAACGAGCATCTTGGTAGAAAGGAAACTCTACTTCAATGGTGTTATTAATACCAATATTAGTAGTAGTACTTCCTCCCAAGGTAAACTGATTCCAATTCTTCGAAAGAGTTTTCTCCAGATTTTGATTTGTAGTAGCAAGTGGTTTATCGACATTGACGATATTCTGGTTACCATAGTTATAGTTATTAACATAAGGCTGCAACAGAACAGGTTTATCATCTTCATGATACACGAACTTTCTTCGAATACTTCCTCTCCAACCAGCATAGCATGGTGCCATAAAGTTAAGAGGGGTAGTCTGAATAACGTTCAAAGGGGTCGTACCATCAGCCTCCGATCTATGGATACCTTGAGGATCCCACCCGGAATGGAGAGGAAAAATCTTTCTCACATAACGAGTGAACCTATAGGTGTCCTGAGTAGCCGGAGGATCTGGTACGGTGGTTCCTATTTTAACATATCGTTTAAAGATGTCACGCAACGAAACTGGAACGTCTCCATAAAACACTTCGAAAGTGTGATCAGCCGGAGAGCCCTCTTCTGCAATAGTCTGCAGCTTGGAGGCTCCCATAGGCATATCACTATTAGTGGTTTGCATACCAGCCTGAGAAATCAGAATACCCGGGCTCTCCTCATCGGGAGGATGAGCCTGAACAACTGGAGTAATCTCAGGGAAGTAATGCAAATTACGAAGCTTATCAGGAGACGGGAAAGCGAATTTCGCGTCATCACACATACTGACGAACACATTGACTGTAATGGATGAGTCCACTGAAGGGCTCACCAAAGAGTTAAGAACATTCAACTCAAGGACACCATTGTACCTCTGGTTGCTATCCGTTGTGAGACGGGTAGTACCATAGTGGGTAACATTGGTGTTCATTTGAGGTCCACATTCCAAGAAGGGATCTGACTGACCCCAACCGACGACAATTTCAAAATCGTCCTCACCGGAAATGTCAATGACACGTGAATAGTTCTCATTGTACTCAATGGTACTCGAATGGCTGCGAGGATCATACCTCACCAACATCTTACCCTTATGATATTGAGATTTGACAATTTGGAATCTAAACTTAAGACTTCCTTGCCAATCCCTAAAAATCTGGGATATCATAGACATCGGTGTAGGATGTATCTCCTCAGCATTAATACCGAAAAGATTGGGAGTAACGTAACAATTCCAGAGAAGGGCATCAACTGCCGTATCTGGACTCCATGTAAAGGAAGTCAAATAAGACTCCCTGCATGCAATGTCCGTAATTCCCATCTGATCGACTCCATCCAAGCCAACAGTCCGTGAATCAATAGTCAATTCCTGCTTAGAATCCAGCGTAAGCTTATGAACAGCATCAGCTGCGTCCACATTAGCAAGATTACCAGTAGGATTAGGCTTAAAAGGCTCAACATCAGTAAGCACTGCAGGACGGCTAAATCCGAAAATCGCAGCAACTTTCCCGACTCTGTCAGCGATCATGCTGGTTGCCCGTGCGTACGGGGCAATCATAGGGATCTGTTCAAGGACCCCAGCAGCTTTAGCTACGACAGCGGCGGGTTTGGAAATGATACCTTGGCCATATTCGTCACCACTATTGAGTTGGTTAGTGTTGCCCTTGCCTTTCGTGCGCTTTGAGTTGTTACCATTGCCTTGCTTACCGGCCTGGGATGCTAGAACCAAGTTCTGCTGCATCGCGGTAGGATCAGTAATACTAGTTGGCATGGTGAGCACAACATCAGAAGCCCAAAGATAGACAGTGACAGTGACAGGATCATCTCCTCCGTTTGCGTGGAGGAGGTTGCCCAATGACTTGATGCTGACTTCACCCATCAACGAGGCGTCTGCCTTTGACAGCGAGAGATAATTGTCGTACCAGAAAAACGGCATACACATTTCTCCACCTTCGTTGTTGGTAGGGTTAAGCCAGAAGTGAGGACGCTGCGAAGCGCCAATCACATCGACATCAAGGAAGTTACGTGTCACGGTAACATCATCGAGCCCACTAAGAGGATTATATGATACAATGGCACGCCCATAGTGGAAAGGCGTACCAGAAATGACTACTTTCATGTGCAACTTGTATCGAAGCAACTCGTAGTTACCCAGCTTGTCATTGACAGCATCGTTCAGTTGGAAAGTACTCCAAGGGTTGAACGAAGTGAACAATGGCTGACCAACGACCCAGGATGTCTGCAACGCCCGAATTGGACGCTCCAAGAAATTTCCAAGGTTCGTATCGCCAGCAGCAACGGTATCACGAGTTTCGTCATATTCACTATGAACAGTAGTCTGCCATCCAGCATCTTCATCTGCGAAGGCGGTAATTTGCTCTGTCTTTCTCGGAGGAGGTTCATCCACCGAAATACCAGGCTCACCGTCTCCTACTGCAGACTCCATACCAGATTGCGATTCCATAACGGCAGGCAAATGCCAATTGAAGTCGTCAAAACTTTCCTTAGGCTCAATGTCCAGATCATCTCCGAACAATTGAGCTTCAAGGAGAGCTACACGCTCCTTTAGCTTATTGCACTGCCGATATTTCCGAGCAAGATTTGACTCCAGCTCAGCGATTTTGCGGTTCTTCCGAACCATGGCTTGTTCAAGCTCTCCAAGTTTTGCATGTTTGCGTTGAAGAACTTTCTCAAGCCCACTCTGACTATAATAATAATCCTCGTAATGCGCAATACCATCTTCGGTATCAATGCGCACGTCATGAACGGAATTATGGGGAGTGTAAGGGACACTCCTCGAACCCTTTTCTAAATTAATAAAATTACCACGGTCCATTTATGTACATACACTAGAAGCTGGCCGCACAGCCCCTAGCCAGAGCCAAAATTGTGCGAGCGGGAACTCGACTATGCTAAAAAACACTGTGCACGAGGGCACACCCAACGTTATGCTTTTCTCTACTCCTCCTTAGCGGATTTGGTAACACTATACGGAAAAGCAAGTAACTACACATAACGGGTTCTTTGGTTTATCCTGCATGAAACCTACGCAGTCGTCTATTTATTTAAGCGCTGACGAGCGCTGAGTCAACCGGCATTTACTGCCAGTTGTACTTCTTACGGAAACGCATCAAGCGCTCATCGTAAGATCCAAGGTCACCAACGTAACCAACAAGACCAGTACGACGAGCAACTTCCTCAAGCTGCTGAACTCGCTCTTCGTAAACCTCTCGGCCATACTCGAAAAACTTTTCAGCAACTCCACGAATTGCTTCCGCAGAATGCTGCTCAGGAGTCAAAACATCAGACTCAACATGAGCATGCAAGGTCTTTGCAATAGACGACAATTCAATCGGGGCACGATAGAGCTTGAGCTCCTCATCCCACACAGCGGCTCGCTTCAAAAACGAAGTCTCCGATGCATGAATAAAGGGAACAGATTCAGCTTCCTTATCAGCCATAGTGTACTTAATGCCTGCGTCGGCAAGAACACCAGCGATTGCAGTATGGTTGAAATAATCATGTCCTTTCTTAACAGACATAATGTTATCATCACCATAAGTCATCAAAGCAACAACACTTGCAAAAGGGGGGATCCTAGACTTGAACAAATAATGCTTGTCAGCCAACGCAAAATAGCAATAACGCATATAAAGCGAGTTAACAAGTGAATTGATGTTCACAGTCATAGGGTGTCCCGAGGGGTTCGATCCAAAGAATCGAACAAGAGTGCCATGGTGGTCATACAAAGGATTAGTAATCTCAGTTGCAATTCCACGCATGATAGTAAGGTCATCAGCGTCATAGTTTCCGCTCCTCTCAGCTAGTTGAATCAACAGCTTAAAAGCGAGAAGCATAAACTTAGGAGACATGCGGCCATCGAAGGCAGCATAATCACCAGCAACACAACGGTCCTTACCATACTTGTAAATGTGGTTCATGAAATCAGTCCATTGCGGAGATTCAGCAACCACACCAACAGCACACTCAAAAGTCTCAGGATGATCCAACATCAGCTTAGTCAACGTGAGGAAATACTCCCTCACAAGAATAGTGAACGCAATATTGCACGCAGCAAATACACGAACCTTCTTCTTCGTAAGCTTGGTGGGTTCATCCTTAAGACTTCCCTTGAAGATGGTGTTAATACACTCACCGTTCGCCAACTTAGTCTTCATCTTCTCAATCTCTTCCAAGACGAGAGGATCCAAGTCGCGTGGGCAAGTGATACCATCAACATGACGGTCACTCTTCACAACATAAACATTCTTCTTTCCCTTGAGGCCAAAGCCACTGGAGGTAGCGAAGTTCATAGCATTTACGCCATCAACTCCATCAATTCCAGCAAGCACAGCATCAAGTGGAAGCTTTCCAACTTTCGCCAAATCGGCGTCGGAAATCGCAGAATTAACATGTCGTGAATAATCTTCAAAAGCTTCAGCTACATACTTGTCCTCAAAATCGTGGGCAGTAGTAGTCTTAGCCTGAAGATCGACCTCCCAGTGACTAGGAGAGGTCATTTTGTAAGGTCGGCCATGGATTTTCTCAATACCCATGACCTCTGAAACAGCTTCTGAAATAAGAGTCGTAGTAACACTAGACGTCTGATTGCCAACAGGCAGAGTATGATCTCCATACACCTGCATCTTGGCCTCTTCAGGCGCAGCGTAAACAGAACTCTTCTCATGAGGCTGTTTCAGTGGTCCAAAGGAAGTGCCAAAGGCAGTGGTCTCAAGCGGGGAGGCTGAATGAGATTTGAAAACGATCGAGTATTTCGAAAGTTCACTAATCGCATCCGCCACCATCCCGCGAGTCAACACGCCTGCGGCACCCTTCGAACCCTTGCCAGCCAAGTGAAAGCCAGCAATGTGAGTGTAAGGAGCTGAACCAACCAGAACACCAAGACACAGACCTTCGAAAGTCTGGCCTGGAAACTGGTAATGCAGTCCCTTAAACACTCCGCCCTCAGATGTGATAACACGACCAGGAACGCAATTCATTTTACCGAAATTGCGCAATGATCCATGATCGTTATACAACATCTCAGCATCAACGTGACGGAAAGCATTGGAATCCTCAGGGAACAGATCGACAAGGTTCTTTTGAGGTCCAGCTTCCGGCACATACCAGAGGGCAAGGTCCGTACCAGGGATGCGGTAAGTGTTCTCCTTTGTAATGGAGGCATTCACCACATTACCCTTAGTACGGGTAATCTTAGCTCGACGACGATTGCTCTTGACAATGTGGGCTGGAATCAAAAAGAATCCAGTATCCACAGGCAAGGCATTGCAAAACGTGTTAGTGTTTTCATCATATTCAACTGTGATGAAACACAACTTACGTCCTACAATCGTAACGAGCTGAGATCGTGACATGGTCATTCCATTTTCGGGCACAGAGATGTTATTCTCTGCACTACGTTCAGGATGACCACTGTCACCCCAAGATGGGTGCCTTTCAGCCTTTCCTTCGTCGGAAAGCCAAATAGGCGCCGCAGCTTGGGGTACAGGCATCTCTCGCCATTTCCTAATCAACATAAACAAAATCTTAAAAGCAGCAATACCACCAAACATCGAAATGATGATGGTCTTCTGAAATGAAGACATATTCATGATGAAATAAGAAGGGCGAGGGACAGTAGAAAGACGTGTAACGACATTTTGATAATAACGACGGTTAGAATACCACACATAAGTGATATAGACAGCAAGTGTGCTCACAATGAAGCGAGCACTGCCATCAAACCACAGTGCAGCAAAAATCAAACCAACGATAGTCTTAATGTCGCTCATCAACACGTCTCTCAGATTACGCTTATACAAGGCAAGCAAGATGAAGGAACCCATAGGTGTTGTCCAGAAACGACGCAAACGTGCTTCTACAAACAAACACAAACGTTCCTCCAACTCCAAAAGCCATTCCTTGCATTCAGCGAAATCAGGCAAGGCACCAACTTGAGAATCAAGAGTGCATTCCGAGCACATACCCGGAAAGCACTCATGTTCACAAAGCTGGCAGTTAGCAAGCTTCTCCTTCTTAGCAAGCAACTGTGCCTGGGAACCAAAATGTTCCTTAGACACATCACGCAAGAAAGAAAGAAGATCAGCAATGCCAACGTTCTCCATCGGCTTACCATTGTGATGATAAATCTCATAATCAACTGACTTAGAAATAGTTCCTTTTCGGGGAACAGGTTTCTCGACAGTAAAGAGAGCAAAATCATCAACAATAGCAGTATCCGACAGCTTTGAAGCATCAAGCATACCATTTCCGTCATCAAATTCAGGCTTCACAGTCTGAGTAATGGTGACGGGAAAACGGCGTGCAATAGCAACAGGCTCTTTCGAGTAAGTTGTTGCCTGAATATCCTTAACATTAGTAGTAGCAATAACGACCTTAGGCTCAATCATCACGTTGCCTTTCATCTCCAAATTGGGATTCAAGGCAGCACAAGGATTGTTGTTAACGAACTGGATGACCTTCATGAGGGGATTGCCCTCAGTCTGATCAGCCTTTCCGTTAGCAAGATCGTCAAAAATTACTCCATTATGGTGGGTACGGTATTCAGATTGGAATTTGTCAAACTCATTGAGTGATACGATAGTCTCGGGGGTGGCATCAAAGCCATTAACCTCCAAAACATATTTCATAATCACATCACACATGACAGATTTTCCAACCTTAGATCCACCAAACAAAAGGATACCAAGCGGCGCGGCACGAATACCACGCTTTTGAGACAGAATACGTTGAGTCTTCAATTTGCGCAAAGCAGCGAGTTTCGGAGTGTAATAACTCTTCTCTCCGTGCTTGCACGAATCAAGAAGCTTCAACGTGGTGTCAATCTGCTCATCAAGGATACGATCAAATTCATGAGGATCAATAACAGTTCCATCATCCAACTCCAAACGGCCACACTCCAAAAGAGCGGCAGTAGAAGTAAGATAAGTGAACTTGTCTTCATACTCTGAATTAATCGCATCCTTCCAAAAAGCAGAAATACCTGTTCCGGTAAGAGCATCATAAAAGCATTTACTCATGTGTGTAACATACTTGTAAATAGCTTCAATCAACTCAATTCCGGAAACAGTACGTCTCAAAGAAGTTGTTTTGAACAACGTCAGACCATACATCTCAAACTCAAAATGTGACAACCAACCAATAGTTACAATCATAGAAATAATCTCACAAAGGTCGGTGCACATCTTAGAGCGTTTGATAAGATCAAAGGTCTTGACATCAAAATCGAAGACAGGAATAAATGCCTTAAAATCGGGAATAGCAATGTTGAACTCAGAAAAAATCTTCTTAAGTTCAGCATAACTCTCCTTGATAAAAGACATAAGTGCAAATTCCTTATCTTCAAACTCACCAGTACGGCGAGTCCAGTTCCACAAAGTCGCAATGTAATCCCATCCAGTTTCCTCCATCCACTTAAGGACAACAGGAAACGAAAGACGGTTAAACAAATACGACATGGAACCAAAAGAAAAGAAGATCATCAAAGTTCTAAGCAATCTAAGAACAGAAGACTCAGCAGGCTGTGTACCAGCCTGAGAATTCAACTGCTGGTGATTTGCCTTAGCTTTGATGGCTTCTTCTTTTCTTTTCTCGATAGCGGCGTGAGCTTTCTGTTTACGAATTCTAGCATTCTTCTTGTTCTTTTGCTTAGAATTCCAGAGCTCACGGCGCTCGGCCTTCCCAGATTGGGAAGGAAGAACTGACTTCCACATCAGTTCACACACTCCAAAGGCGCACAAAGCGACGATGAAGCAGATACCCAGGTTGTAGCTTTCGATATTGTTTCCGCAAAAATCAAATAGATTCATAATTAGAAACTGGGTGAGGTTTCGGTAGGCACCAGGCCTAAACAAAACTTCCTAAAATATCAAAAAGTTAATAACTGAAATATCATTATATGTATCTCACAAATAGCACTTCTTACTCAAATATCGGGCACGGCTACATACCCTACACGTGTGGTTCACGTGCTTAAACGTAAGGTTACTATTTGGTATTGAGCTAAATATGTTCAAGTACGTCTGATAAATTATACTCCAAGAGACCAATTCTTCCTAAACTAAATCATTCCTACTCGTTCCACGTTCTTATTAGGTCACGAGGTTATTAAACGGTTGTTAGATAGTAAAGGTGGGATTCTCTTTAGGGCATAAAACACTAAGCGAATTACATCAAATAAATCAGCTTTCACTAAAATCAATTAGAGGAAGCCGGGAGCAAACAATAAATCTTTCCCCGAACGAAAGATTTGAACATGTAAGCCCCCAAAAGGGGGGGTTGAAAGGGTTTTTGAAAGAAAGCCTTTCATGAAGTGAACTAAGCTTCAAAACTTATAATGGCAGTACTCTGCCAACGAGAATAAAGTAATACTAGCGTTAAACAATTGGACAATGCAAATGAGTGTCCAAGAGGACTTCATATAGCAATCTCTAAAGGGACAATAAAAATAGTGTCCCAGAAGAGCGCAACTATTAATAAAGTCAAATTAACTGATAGCATGAATACATCTCATGCGACTGCTACAGCAGTTCAAACTGTAGATCGACATAAGAAAAGAGCCTATAGGACATCCGTAAAGGATGTCCTAT